TCGGTTATACATTTTTTATGAAATTTTAAATCTAATTCATGAGAATGGTTTAAAATCTCTTGTCCAGAATATTTTTTGGATGCATAAAGACTATAATTTTTATTTAATACTTTAAAGATAGGTTTGTTTTTATTTTTAAAAGTTTTATTTTTTTTTGATTTTCTGTTTTTTTTAGTATTCATTATATTATAAAATTATAATAAAATTATAATAAAATTAATTAAATATATATTTACTATATATATTAATGGACACAAAACAAGAATTAGTAACCCATATACGAAGTTGGATTCAAATAGATAATGAAATATCTGACTTGCAAAATAAAATAAAGGGATATAGGGAAAAAAAGAAAAAATTAACAGAGTCGTTAGTAGAGGTAATGAAGACAAATGAAATAGATTGCTTTGATATAAATGATGGAAAATTAATTTATTCAAAGACAAAAACGAAAAAGGCAATAAATAAAAAAACTTTATTAGATGCTCTAAGTAATTATTTCAAAGAGGATATTGAATTGGCTAAAGAAGTAAGTCAACATATTTTAAATAGTAGAGAAGAAACAGTAAAAGAAAATATAAGACGAAAAGTAGAAAAATAATTTAAAGTAAATAGATTATTTATATTAATGAATAATCTATTTAATGGATTCTTAAACAAAGAAATAGACTCTTTTGAAATAGGTGAAATAGAAGAAAAAAAATATAACTATTCAAATATTTGTGATGATATATTGGAACATCCTTATATTGAAAATCTATTTTTTGATACAAATAAAAAAGGAAATACAAAAATAATTATTTATAGAATGAATAAACACAATAATAATGTTTTTATTGAATATTATTTAAATGAAATTAATTGTCTACATGACAAAGAAGTAATTTTAAAAAACTTATCCTACATAGAAGGAAATAAACGCATTAAAGGATCTATATATATAGGAGAGGAGCAATATACAATAATTCAAATAAGAAATAATAATAAACCAAATAATTGGGTTGTATTATGGGATGTAATAATTAATGGACATTATTATGGAGAGAATATAGATGAAAATTTAATTAAATTTTTAAAAAAAAACCATAAAATAGATGATTTATTTTATAAAGGAAAACTTTGTGAAAAACCATGTATATTATATACATTAATAGAAAGTAAATATAAAAATTATATAAATAAAAATAAATCTATTCAGTATTGTCAAAATGAGCATAGTATATTAATATATTTAAGTGAATATAATGAAGGAGATAATGTAAGAAACATATGTTTTATGAAAGATACAGAAATGGATAATGATTTAAAAGAAAAAAATTTTATAATAGAGAGAAAAGGAAAAAAATATGAATGGATTTTTAAAAATGATAATAATTTAATTTCTTTTTTAAAATAAATATGTATTATATATAAAATATGAATATGATGCATATAGCAGTAATATTTATAGCTATCATTGCTATAAATTATATAGTTACAACAATAATGAATTTTTTAGGAATAGAATTACAAGTTTACGGTAGTTATTTACTATGGATATTTGCAATTATATTATTTTGGGGATTTTTACCGGGATCAGTTAACTATTTTGACTCTAATTAAACATTTTCATCTGGTATAATTGGCTTATTATAAAATTCTAAAACTGTTTTGATAATTTTATTTAGAATATCTGGATTCATTTTATCTTGTAAATTATCAAAAATTTCGCTTTCTAATGGTGTGCGATTATGTTTTTCAATAAATCTATCACACCAATCTTTTACTTCTTTTTCATAAGATTCCATAATTTTCTTTTGATTATTTTTAACAACATTAGCGAGTAAAATACCTGAGGATTTTTCCTCAGGTTTAGGAATAAATACAATATCGGCTGTGCTCACTAAAGAATCGCAAATTTCAGGGCGTTTGATATCATTTGGTTGATTGAGAGGCTCCATATTTTTAATTGGTTTTTTGGTAGGGAAGGTATCATTAAATAATTTAATAATTTTTTCGTTGATTGATGGACTAGTTTCCATTAATCTATCAAATTCTTCTTTACACATTTTTAACATATGTCCAACATGCATTCTTTCTTCTCGTGATTTTGCTAATTCTACTTTAATATTTCTATAAAATTTATCCCAAGCAATTGAACTAACACGATGTGCTTCATTTAGTTCTCCTACTTTTAAAAATTGAGCAATGGTAGTTAAAATACCCGCAAATATATTAACTGCACCTATTCCCATTTGAGCTAATGGTCTAATATCAGCGGGAAAACGATCTTGTGCAAAGTTAGCTGTTCCTGTTAATGTACTCATTATAATTACAGGAATAGTAAACCATGCGTTAGTTTTAGAATAAGCTTGATGGGACCTTGCATGAAGCCATCTATAACACATTGCTTTATCTGCCCACTCAACTAATATATTTTCGTGTTCAGATTTCCATTCTTGTTCTTTAAATGAAATAGTATCATTATTTACAGCATTATGTTGTTCTTCTTCCATTGCTTTATACTGTATATTTATAAAATTATTTTTTTTGGAAATAAAATCTTATTTAAATATAAATGGATGATAAACTAATAAAAGTGAAAATAGTATTTGATAATGTAAAGGAAATGCGTTCAGAAATTTCTATTTTATTTGATAATTTAGATGGACGCATAAGAAAATTAAAAGAGATGTATAGTGAGTTTGTAACATATACCAAATCAATACAAACTGCAGATGTTAAATCATTTATTTTTAGTTTAGATTCCTTTTATTTTCAAACTAGTTTATTACAGAAAGAATATAATTATTTAAAAGATTATTATTCTACAATTATTAATCGAATGTATGGAGAATATTATAAATTATTAAAATTAATAACAGAATATGTAGAAAAAAGTTTAATTGATAATAAATTAAATGAAATTTTAAAGAATAAAAAATACCCCAAATACGATGATTTAGATGATGCTAAACAATATCCATTTGAGTTAATTTTACAGCTAAATGAAGATATAATATCGGTTGTAAATTATTTAATACATGTATTAAAAGATAAAGAGGCAGCTTTAAAACAATATACCACGAATCAAAATTATGGCCTAAATGTTAACAATTTTGTATCAACTTACAATTATGAAGTAATTGTTTTACAAGAACAAATAAATTTATATGAAAAATATTTAGAATTTTTTTATCATGTTCACGAGAAATTACTAAAAAGATTAATTACTAAAATAAGTGTATTAGAGGCACAACTCAATACGGATATAAAATTTGAAGGAGGATTATTAAGTAAGAAAAAGGATAATAAAGCTTTATTTAAAGATTTAAATTTAAGTGCGTTACCTAAAAGCACCCAAAGAGATTTAAGAAAATCGATTGTAGGAAATAGTCCATTAAATTCTAATGCTTCTGATATTGATTTAGAGGAAGCATTTGTTTCTATTGAACATGTTCATCCTGTATCGAGTGAAAATACAATTTACGATCATCCTAAAACAATAAAAAGTGTTTTAAGTAATAGTGACAGTTCAGAAGAAAAAGAATTAGTTGCTAAAAAAATATTTGAAAAACATAATCTAAATGTAGAGGAAGAAGAGCATAGTAATAATTTGAAATTGTCAAGATCAGCTTCCTTTGATTTAGGTAATGAATTTAATAAAGATGAAAATGAATTAATAGATATAATACCTGATGAACAACGAAATAATAATGAAGATGATATTAAAAATATTATACATGAAGTAGTTGAAAAGGTAGAAGAGGAAGATGATGATGATAAAGACACAATTAATTCACAAACAGATGGCACAGAATTGACTGCCAAGCAAAAGAAAAATGCAAAGAAAAGACAAAAGAAGAAGGAAAAGGCTCAAAAAGAAAAGGAAGAAAATGAATTATTTGAACAAATGAAAGAAGAAAATTCTAATTATGTTTTTAAACCATTCGATAATTAAATTTGCTTTTAAGTAGTTTATTTTATTAAATAAAAAATTGAAATAAACTATTTTTTATATATTAAAGTATAATAGTAATGGAGCGTCGTATTTCTAAAAAGGTAAATGATTATATTCATAATTTCAAAAATGAGATTGCTGAAAAGATAAAAAAAATGAATAATTCTGATCCATCTGAAATTATGAATTATATTTATCAATATAATAATTTTGAATTGACAAAGGAAGATTTTATGAAGCGTAAAAGAGTAAAAAATATGGTTCCTGTTTATGAAAGATGTTGTGCCAAAAGAGCAAATGGCCAGCAATGTACAAGACGAAAAAAAGAAGAATCACAATATTGTGGAACTCATAGTAAAGGCACTCCTCATGGGGTAATGAATGAAAATGAAACGGTTTCAAGTGTAACAAAAATCGAAGTTAGTGCAATTGATATTAAAGGAATTGTTTATTATCTAGATAATGATGGAAATGTTTATGACACAGAAGATATTATTTCTAATAAAAAAAATCCTCGTATAATTGCCAAATACGAAAAACATGGAAATGAATATTCTATTCCTTCTTTATTTGAAAATTAATAAATTAATTTATAAAAATATATATTTAAAAATAAATTTATATTTTTTATATCCAAATGAATTTTAATTTGATTAAAAAATCTATTCCTATTTTTAAATTATGCTACGCTAAAAATCAATTGGTTAAGATGAGAGATTGTGATTGCATTCATAAATGTAATATGGAATATGTAATTCCTCATCATCAATATTCACCATTAAAATTTTATACTTCCTTAAAATGTGAAATGACTAATTTCAATCAAAAAATTGGTAATTGTAATTGCACTGATAAATGTTCAGCAACTTTAAATGATATATATTATTATTTAAATTTAAAAAAAAATTAAACTTAAAAAAAAGAACTATATTTAATATAGTTCTATGAATAACCAACAATTTGAACATATTAAATTATTTTTAAATAAATGTAAAATTCCTGTTACTAATTTAAATGATTTAGAAGGTATGTTAATACCTAGAGAGATATTAATAGATAATGAAATTTATAAAAGTGTTAAAGAAGAAATTTCTATACTTAAGCAAATATTTAATTCGTCTTATTTGACAAGTTTGCAATCTACTGCAGAGGAAAAT